CGTCAACTTGGGCCAAGTCATCGAAGCCGGAAGCGGCCACGGTGCGCTTGACGACCAATGTTCCTTGCAGCGCGGCGACGGTCATGATGCTGAGGTTAATGTCGGATGACAGCTTTTGCGCCGCAGCTTCACCGAGACGATTCTCCTGCATCAGGTCGCGCAGCTCGGTAGCAGTCAGGATCGCGGTCGAGTGCTTCGCATAGCCGATGGTCGCCGGCACGGCAAGCTGAGTCGCATCATCGAAATTGGCGGTCGCGTCGGTGCCGTCGTGCGATTGGGCGATGTACGGCATCGGACGCCAGATGGTGTCGTTCGTGCGCTCCATCATTACCTGGTCAGTCTGGTACTTGGTAACGTTTTGGCTCATGACCAGTTGGTCCTCGAACTTTTCCATCACGTCCTCGAACGCGACGCGCTCTTCTTTATTGAAATTGTTGCTCATGACAATCCTTAGTGAGTTTGATTTGCTTTACGCCGCGCGCTTCTGCTTCTTGTAGGCCAGAACCTTCGAGAGGTCGCCGGTCTTCGCAGCATCAGCCCGCAGGCGTTCTAGTTCCACATCCGAGCCGACAGCAACGGCGCTTGTGCCGCGTACTTGCCGCTCCGGTGGTGGTGGTGCTTTGCGTGGCGTATCTTTCAACAGAGTCTCCAGTTTTGCTACCGCGAAAGCGAACTTCACGGGGTTTTTGATGGAAGCGAGTTCCTTGGCTTTCGCCGGGTTCTTGCCGAGTGCGTATTCAAGTCGCGCGGAATTATCGGCCCCATCAACGATGATCGCCCGCTGAGTGACGCTGAGCAGGCCAGAGATAACTTCCTCGGCTTCCTCATAGTCGGGAACCTTGAGCGCGGCTTTCGCCTTGTCGTGGTTCGCCAGCGCGGCCTGCCATGCTTCCGTTGCCTGCTTTTCCGCATCTGCCTTCGATTGCTGCTCTGCCTTGATCTTGGCCTGTTGATCGTGCCAAGCGGTCAGCTTGCTTTCGTAGGCGTCTTCGTCGTATTCGCACCCTGCGAGCGTTGGCTTGGCGACTGTTTCCGCCTTTACCTCTTGCGCTGGTGCAGCAGACTTCTGCCGCAATTCGCGCAATTCACGCTCTTTATCCCGGTTCATGCGCCGCAGCTTGTTCACCAAGCCAGGGCCGTCTAGATCCTCATCTTCTTCGGAGGGTGGCGCTGCCCCCTCGATGGTGATGGTTACTTCGCCATCATCGACTTCGCCGCCCTCGCCGCCTGCGGTGCCATCACCGGGCGTCGCGCCCGTATTCTGGCCATCCTCTGCGTCGATATTGGTGTTGTCTTGGCCGCTATCGGCCCCGTCGTTTTCTGCCACAGTCATCAATTACCCCTTCAAACTCACCGATAGGCCCGGTGGATGCCAATTGCGTGATGATAGATTGAAACTATCGTTAAAGCAACAAAGATAGCCATAATTTATTGCTACAGTGCACCCATCAGCTTCAGGCGCGCCATTTCCATATCCCAAAGCACGCTTCCACCGTCCGATACGCTGCTGGCGAAATAGAATTCACCGTCTGCATCGATGCCGATCACCAGCACGCGTTGCAATGCGGCGTCAACAGCGCCATTTAGTACGCGCTCGACATCGATATCCAGCGAGGTAATCACCGGCAGGATAGTGACCGGTGCGAGTCGCAGCTTTGGCTCATCGCTCATTGGGCAACCTCGGGCGAGGCCGGCTGTGGTGCCGGCACTGGCGTTGCCATCTGCTGCGCCAGGTCGATAGCGTGCTGCTCGCGCGCCTGCTCGACACCGGCCAGCGTGGCGATGGTATCGGCGTGCGTCTGCGCGACCTTGGCATCGGTGAGCGTGCCGTCTTTCTCGGCCTTCTTGGCACTTGCCAGCTTCTCAAGCGCGGCTGCGTGTAGGAACTCGGAGTTCGGATCGGGCGGCTGATTGGCTTGCGCTTCTGCCATCTGCTTGGCTTCCTCATCGGTCGGTTTGGCCGCGCCCATGCGCAGCAGCTTCTTGTGGAAGTAGTCTTTGCTGTCGGCCAACCCTTCGCCTTCCATGTTGACCATCGCCATTGCCTCAAGCACGGAGCGCGTCTCGGGGTCCTGCGACATCGACAGCAGGCCGGTCAGCGCGCGCACGGTAGCGGCCCGCTTGCTGCTGCTCGACGGGCCAACTTCGACATTGACCTTGAAATTGGCGCGCGACAGGTCGTTCTCTAGCTCTTTCTCGCCCGTTTCCTTGTTGATAACTGGGCGATACAGTTCGATGGAGCTCGACTTGCCGTCGCTCGATACCGATTTCATCTTGCGGCCATCTTCCACGTAGACATCGCGCGCCATGGACAGCCACACCTCGCCGACGCGCTGCACCAGCTTCGCAAAGTTGCTCATGTAGATGAACACCTGCATATCTAGCTTGTTCTGCACCAGCTCGACCGCCTTGGCGCTGACGTTCGATTGCAACTGCTCGCCAGCCTGCTGGTTGCCCAGCAAATCCTGTAACGACTGCTCGGCCAGTCCCATCAAGCCAGCCATCACTGGCGGAATCATCGGTGCCTTCGTGTACGCGACAGGGCCGGCAGGCATCAACTGCCCGTTGCTGTCGGTGATCGGGTTAATCAGCAGGTACGGATATTTCTTGATGTTGTCGTCGGCCCACATCTGAGCGTGGCCGGCGATCTGCTCTGGCGTGACAATCGGTTTCTCCATGTCGAAGCGCGCCGCCATTTCGGCCAGCCACGACATCAGCATGTTGGTCAACATCTGCGCATCCTTGGCAAGGCGCACATGGCCCATGCAGCGCTCTACGCCATCGACCACCCAGCGCTTGCCATAGAACGGCACAATCGGGATGCAGCGTCCAGCGATCAGCCCGCCATCCTCAAGCACCTTTGAACCGCTCATGATGTATTTGTGGCATTTCGTGCGCTTAACGTTCTTGACGCGCGAGAGCTTGAAGCCGGTAGCGGCCAGCTCCTCAAGCTTGCCTTCCTCGGCAAGCTCGGCTTCAGTCAGCTTGATTTCGTTTGGCTCGCTGTCGCTCAGCGCAATACCGCGATAGAAGGAAAGCTTCTCGGTGATCTGCTCGATTTCGTAGCACTCTGCCACATAGACGATATCGGGCGTGGCCCAGTCGAATTCGCTTTGGTGAATCTGCTTCGGCCACGATGCGGGGCTGTCGTTCCACTCGTCCGAGTAGGCGTTTGGCGTCATGCCGGTGAGGACGATAGCCCACTTGGCGTCGGCCTTGTCCTGGCGTTTGGCGTCGAGGTCGAAGAACACGCAGCTATCAGCGTCAGTGATGCCGACAATTTCGATGCGCTGGCGGTCGTCGTCCTCGTCCTCGTCATCCTCGTAGCTGGTGCGCAGCCGGATTGCACCGAAGCCACCGGACACGCCCTCATCGAAGGCATTGTCGAAAGCCTCTTGCGCGCCGCTGTCCTGCTCGTCAGCCCGGTACAGACCATCGCAGGCATTGGCCAGGTGATCGTCCTCGCTGCCGTCCTTGCTGGTGAAGTCAACGTCAATCCGGTTGTTGCGGTATTCGTTGATGATGCGGATCAGGGCCAAGTGCACCTTGTTCATCTCGAAGCGCGGCTTGTTCTCGAACTGCTCGCCAAGCGGCCCCTCCCACTGCGCCCCGGCGATTGTCGCAAAGCGCCGATCCTTCAGGCATTGCAGCCGCTCATCACGCAAAGCGGTCTGAACCTGATTGACGCGGATCATGAATCGCTGATGAACATCGCGCAGGTCTTCTGATTTCTTGCCTGACATAGCCGGGGCCTTTCGATTAAACAATTTCGGTAGTTTAATCCTATTGCATCCTTAAAGCATCTTTTCTTGTGGAAATTGTGCTAGCGCCTTGCAAATGGGCTTGCCATCGGGATAGGGGTGGCGTGCTGTGGCTTCTGCTCCTTGCGAGTCAGGCCGGGGAATAGCTCGGTCAGCGCCCATATCAGAGCATCAGCGCGGTTCGGTGATGATTCGCCCATGTAGCCGTTGGTCGAGAACGCTACCAGCTCATCCTCCAGGTCGCTAAACTCGCCAACATGGCGCACCTTACCCTGCTCATACAGCGCTGAGAATGGCTCGGCGCGCACCGCCTTACCACGTGACGCGGTGACTTGCTTATATGGCGTGCGCGCTCTGGCGGTCATGATTACGTGATGAACCATGGCCCCACCATAGTTGATTTCTCCGACCACCACATCAGCATCATGACGGTCATATGCATCCGTCGCCACGCGCCCCCATGTGGCCGGCCCCGCTTTAACCGTGCAGTCTTCTAGGATGTATGCGTTACCATCCGTTCCAATGCCGGCCACCACAATGCCAATAGCATCATTGTCCGCATTATCCGTATCTCCCGACCCAGACGGATCAACTGCCACGACTACGCGCACCATATCCGGGACGATCCCATTCGTGACGCGCCACCTATCGATTGTTTCATCGTGAAACAACGCATGGGGGTTGGCGTCTGCGAACTCCCCCTTAAGGAACCGCTTTTGCAATCTAGGCGAAAGATTGCTCAACGTCTCAAGGTATCCAGCCGAAAGATTTTCCGCGTTGTCCATCGGATTAATCTGGAAGCACACGTAATCGTCAGGCTTGGCGATTGGCTTCTTGCTTTCTGGATCGCGCTTTTCCACGAACTGCATGTAGGACCAATGCACCTTGGATGGCGGATTGCAATCGTAGTAAATGCGCGGCTTGAGCGGGACATTGTCGCGCCCCTGCATTACCTGCATTGACAATTGAGCTAGTCGCGTGACCGCAACACCAACAGACCCCCATGGAATCTGAGACGACTCGTTCAGGTAGATCGTGGAAAACTCCATGCCGAGAATCTTCTCGGTGCGCTCCTTGTCATCCAGGCCGCCAAACCATATTTCCGACCCGTTATCGAACTTGGCAAACCAGTCAGTCTTGTTGATCGTGTACTTTACACCGGGAAAGGCGATGCCCATCACCTTCGGGAACGTGTCCATCACAACCGATGCCTTGATGGCATTGAACCGGAATCGCAGGATCGTATGTCGGCTACCAGGTGCCTTCAGCGCACGCATGACAACGTTGCGCGTCAGGAGGAATGTCTTGCCGCTGCGGCTTCCTCCAAACAGCATGATATTTGTAGCGTCTCCGGCGAGAACATGCTGCGCTTCCTGCTGCCGAGCGTTTAGCTTAAATCCGCTCATCAAGCGCGCTTGCTTGGATAATCACAGGCCCACCGCCTTCGCCCGTCACTTGCAGCGGCAGCAGCTTCGGATAGATCGTTCCCCAGAATACGCGCTCATTGGCCGGGTCTTCTGCTGCCCATTCCGCCAAGCGTACCGCACCACCCAATGTCTCCGCAGCCGCAGCAATCGCCTCCTTGGCGCTTTTGGTGGTCTTGTTGAGCGATCCTTTGACGCGCCCCATCCCTGCTGCTGGTGGCTTACGTTTCCCACTAGGCAACACTTCTTTATTGCTCATTTCCTACTCCTGCACTACTGGCATCCGGCCAGCGTCGGTATTGCAATAATACAACAGACGAACGGAAAAATCCCGCGCGGCTTGTGACTGCGCGGGATTTCTAGCAATGATGCGTCTTGATGCTACCGTTCTTCGTCGTACACAATGCCAATACCAACGATGCCGGTGCCGACAAGGACCAATGCCGCAACTACTGCAATCGTGGCAATCACGCCGATAGTCTGAAACAGATGTCCATACGCGCCTTAAAAAAGGGCCGCGCCCGTCGAGGAGGCGCGGCTCAAGGACTACCGGAGAAAGAACGGGTAAATCGGTGGACTGCGTTGACGCCAGTCCCTGCGGTAAAACAGAGCAAGGGCCAGACGTTACCCCGGCTACATGGTTCAGTGTTGTCTGGCGCGGTGATTTGCCCAGCGCAATGCCATACTGGCGACGCCGATTCCCCATGCCTTTCGGCCTCACTTAGGCGCGTCTACTTTCCGCGCGTCCCATGCTCTTTGCTGCTCTCATTGCCTCTCGGCGGGTGTTACTTGTGCTGCCCTTCCGCTCTCAGCCTCTGACGAATCATCGGGCCTACCGGAAGTAGCTGCGAAACTTCAACATAACGCCACCCTGCCTTGAGGATCGCTCGCGCCGTCTAGAACAGCTAAAGCAAGGTGTCGATATCTTAAAGCTCTACTAGCCATGACCCTGCGCCCGGAAAAACCCTCACCGAAGCAAGGGGGAAGTGACCCGGACTCTTCATCGTGTACATGCTGCCGACCTTTACCCAGTAAATCGGCTATGGGCGTCTGCTGAATTCTGTCTCCGGCCAACTCACCTCTTGAGCGCGCCAACCAGAGACTATAAAATACCACGATTCGTTGCTAACGATCAATCCTTTTCGTCGTCATCGTTCCATTCAGACGCCAGCCATACGACAAGGTAGACCAGTGCTGCGCCTAGCGTGATGTAGACGATGGTGTCGGTCATGTTCATTCCCCTGTTGTTATGCTGCGATTAGTTGCGCTTCTTGTAATCAATTCCGCACTCACGAAAGAAACGCTCCGAGTCAGCTTGCTTCTTTGCGCGCCATGCCGCCATTTCCGCCGCGTGGTCGGCTTCCATCTGCGCTGTGATCCGGTCGTCCCTGATCTTCATGCGCCACAGGACAACGATTGAGCCAATAATTACGACAGCGAGGAAACCGTAAGCTGCAATTTCGTCCATTTCATTCTCCGGTGGGTGGTAAGGATGCGGCAAATGGGAAAGGGTCAGGGATCATTGCGCTGGCCTTTCGCTAAATTCAACGCCAAGGCTCGCGCCAAAGGCAAACACTTGCTCAAGGTACTGGCTGAACCCGCGCACGGTCAGCTTCTTGGTTGACCCGACCATGATCGGATCGCCAAACGGGTCGCTCTCCCACTTCACGTAGCCTTCAAGGCACAGTTCAGCATCGAATTCCTCGGGCAAGAACTGGCGTTTCAGGTACTCATGCCACACAAGATCGCTAAACTGCTTGCCGTCGAGCCAAGCCTGCGCCGCGATGTCTCGGATCTGGCCGGCAAATAACAGGGCCGACTGATCCGGCTTGCGCGCCTTGACCGGCTCGCGCAGTATCAGCTCAAGCGGCTTGCTGTCGTCAAGCGGCGCATTTCGGATCATGGCGATTGCCCGATCTACCTGCTCGGGGCCGCGCAGCAGGATTTTGCGTGGCTCAAACTTGGCGCGGGTCATGGCTGTACCAGCGCCCATCCGGTTGACGACTTGTGCATACGGCTTATTGCAATCTTTGTCATCTTCCCCGCTCCGTTCCGGCGCTTCATAAACGCATAGCCGCCATTGACAAGCCAAACCTCTAATGTTCGGCCATCCATACGCTTATCGAGGTCGCGCCACAACTGGCCGGGGAATACCTCGATACCCTCTTTGGTGATGGCGCTCACCGCAACACCCCGTTGCGCCGCGCCTGCTTGACATACGCTTCCAGCCGCTCGGCCCATCCTGACAGCGTGTAACCGGCCTCCCTGCCGATTGCTGCTATCTCCGCATCACTGAGGTCAAGCGGGTCGTGCGGGGCCGCTGCGAGCGC